ACTACAAGTAATGCAAATACTTTAATAGATTTACAAAACACTGCTACTAGATTTAATAATAACTTTATAGAGTTTCAAGTAGTAGGGTCTGGTGTTGTAGTAGCGGCAGATAGTATGACTGCTAATAATAATTATTTTAATGGTTTGGGTCATGTAGACGGCAATACAGTGACTTACTTAAGAGGTCCATTAAGGGCAAATAATAATATATTTCTGACTAATGCTGCAGCGAGTAATTCTGGCGGTAGAGCTATTATTGCTGCTAATGACGGACCAACTTATAGTGGTAATTTTATTAGAGGTTCTTTCGATTACGGAATAACTACTACTGTTGCTGGTGGCTATACTAGAAAAGCATCAATTACTGGCAATACCATACAACTTGAAAACAGTTCTAGTTCTTCGGCAGCGTACGGCATTAATATTAGGTCTAGTGCTACTTTTTCAGAAAGCGTATCAATAAGCGGTAATTCGGTAGATATATTAGGTACTGGGAGTAGCCGTTTTCCTTGTTACGTTGCTGATGGTGGCGGAGGAATGGCTTACGTTAGTATTTCTGGTAATATATTTAAAAGCGATTCTGGTGATGCGCTAAGGGTTGCTTCTGGAACTGATATTTCTATTGTAGGTAACGCATTAAATTCCTCTAACTATAAAGGTCTTAATATTAGCGGAGCAACAAAAACTTCAGTTGTTGGCAATAATATTAAAGGCACATCAACTTCCACATATACAGATTTAATTAACACTAACAGCAACAGAAACTTTATAGCTGGTAATATTGGCGATTTACAATTAGGACCATTTAACGGAAATGCCTCAGATTCGGTAACAGCTGAATTCTTACGCAATACTTCAGGTTCAACAATTAACGCAAACTCAGCAGTCGTCACAAAAGCTACCGCCAATGGTACTGAAATAGAAACTACTACTACCGCTGGCAATAACAAAGTTTACGGAGTGGTTAATAACTCTACTAGCAACAATAACTGGGCTTATGTAGTAACTAAAGGTAAAGTTAACGTTTTAGCAGACGCTACTACAGCTATTGCAATAGGCGATTGGCTTACCTGCCACACAACTGCAGGTTATGTTAAAAAAGCAGCAGCAGGAGATACTGTTATAGGGCAAGCTTTAGCGGCTCTAGCTTCTGGAACTGGAACCATATCAATGAATGTAATGACCCCAAGATTAATATAAAGGAGATACACTATGCCATTAGGAAAGAATGTAAGTAAAAATATAAGTGAGCTTTACAAAGACAATAAGAAAAAAGGCAAGGCTAAAGGAGCCAAGGGCAAGGCACGATCACGTGAACAAATCATTGCTATCGCTTTAAATGCTGCTGGCAAAATGCAGAGGAAAAAGTAATGAAAGCTATTTGGGATAAAAAACGACCAAAGTCATTAGGCAAACCTAAGAAACTAACACCAGCTAAGAAAGCAGCAGCTAAAGCTATGGCTAAGAAAGCTGGTCGCAGATACCCTAATTTAGTTGACAATATGAGAGCGGCTAGAAAAAAATGATTAAGCGTGGGAAAGAATCTTTCGCAGGATACAACAAACCTAAGCGTACGCCTGGGCATCCTAAGAAATCTCACGCAGTACTAGCTAAGACTGGCGACACTGTTAAACTTATCAGATTTGGTCAGCAAGGTGTATTAGGTGCAGGTTCCAACCCAAAGACAGCTAAACAGAAAGCTAGACAGAAATCATTTAAAGCAAGACACGCAAGTAATATTAAAAAAGGCAAGATGTCGGCAGCCTTTTGGGCTGACAAAGTCAAGTGGTAAATAAGCATTTACACAATAGTGTATTATAAGGATAGTATGAAAGAAGCAAAAACACCCCAACAACGAGCGCAATTATGGCAAACTAGATTTACTAGGACAGAAGCCAACCAAGAAAACTTATTTAGAAAAGTAAGCAAATATTATGACATTATGTACGCTGTCCAAAACACAGATAACATAGCACCTTGGAGAGCAAAGATTTATGTACCTATTATGGCATCTAAGGCTTGGGATTTAGTATCTAGACTATCAAGCGTATTACCATACTTTAGAACTCGCATCCAAAACGAAATGATGTATGACGCTGAAAAAGGCAAAATTGTTATTCCTAAAGATGTCATAGACAAACAGCAGAGAATAGACAGCAAGTTATACCACGATTACTGCTATGGTCAAGACGAACCAATGAAACTAAAAGTATTCGATACAATGCTAGACGCAGTTGTAGCAGGTACTGGTTTCGCCAAAAGCTATTGGTACTACGGAGACAAGAAAGTCTACAGTCGAGAATATGATATGCAAGGTCTTGTTACTGATATGGGCAAAGAGAAAGTCAAGACTTACAAGCACGGCAGAAACGTCTTTGAACCATTAAACTTCTTCAACGTCTTCATTGGTGAAAACGCTACAAGCTTCGCCAAAGCCAAATACGTTATCGTTAGACACTTTAAGCCATTAGATGAAATCAAAGCTAACCCAGCTTACAAAAACGTAGAACAATTAGCCGACACCCAAGAAAAGGGTAACTTTGATACCTATAACCAAGCTCGTAACCGAGTTGTTAACTCTAATAAAGCTGAAGAGAACGATGAAACTGTACCAACAGCAACACTTTACGAAGTATACGAGAGAACACCAGAAGGTATCCTATGCGGTACTTATGGCGTTGGAAGCTCAGAAACAGGCTGGGTAGAGCTAGAAAAGCCTTACAAGAAGTTTTGGCACAACTATTTCCCAGTACAACCTTTTTACATTAGACGCAAGACTTTCAGTCCTTGGGGTGAATCTCTATTTGAGAACAACAGCTCACTACAGTATGCGACTAACGATCTATTTAATCACTACCTAGACAACTGGAATCTATCTATTGACTCTATGATTATGTACGAAGATGGCACACTTACATCAGACTTCGTCGTAGAACCAGGTGGCGAGATTACCTATACAGGCGAGAAGCCAGATGCGTTCAAGTTCCCAGAACCAAACCCAGCACAGCTATCTATGGTTATGAACGTTATCGACAAAGCCGTAGAACAAGCTACGGTACCACAGTACATCTCAGGCGTGCCTAACAGCTCAATAGACAAAACTGCTGGTACTGCCACAGGTATTATGTCTATTAGCGAAGCCGCCAACGAAAAGATTGGCTATATGAGAGATAACTTCAAACAGTCAATGGTTACTATTGGTAAGATATGGCTATCTAACCTACAGCAGTTCCAAGACAAAGCAGAAGAGATTAGAAGCTATGAAAAGGGCGTAGAAGTACCAAACATAGTATTACCTGCTGACTATAAAGGTGAGATGGACTTAACTATTGATGACGACTCACTAGTACCTATGAGCAAAGACGAAAAGCGTAACGCTCTACAAGCTCTAACTACACAGGCTATGATGATTCAAAAGGCTGCTGTAGAACAAGCTAACATTTTAGGCACAAAAGAATTCATACCAAAAGTTAATTACGCTGAAATACTAGATGAATCTGTGATGTACTACGCAGTACGAGACCCACAGAGATTTATTATTAAAGACGAAGATGTAGAAACTGCACAGCCAGAAATGCCTGAAGATGTAGCCAACCTACGTGAAATGATAGGTGGCGGTGGTATGGAAGGTCCTGGACCAACAGACCAAGCTTTAGGACAAATGGGAGCAGAATTCGGAGGGTATAAAGGATAATGGAAGACACTAGAACAGAACGAGAAAAGTATATTGAGAGATTACAAGGCGAGTTAAGCAAAGCCGCTAAATCTCAAGCATTTGTTAATAGCGAATCAGGACAGTACGTTCTTGAATACATTACAGAACTTGTATCACAGCTAACCAACAATTTGATTAGCAAACAACGCTCACACGAAGAATATATTGAGATACGTGCCAAGATAGACGTATTAAGAAGACTAAAACAAGTACTAGAAGTACAATCAAACGAAAAGGTAATTGCTGAATTAAACGCATCATTAGACTTAGCGCAGAGTGAGTAACCCCTTATGTCTATTGACAACTACCCTAATACAAAAGATAATTCAAATATATATGATGATAATGAAAAGTTCGAAGTTATTAAGAGGGAAAACCTCGTACCTTTGTTAGACCCACAGTGTGAGCATCACTTCGTTAAAGACAGCGATGTCATAGACAAAGAAACTCAGTCTTGGATTTGTACAAAGTGTAAACGTGGCACATTCCTCCCAAAGCACATTAACATAATTAACTCTTAGCTAAGGGCTAATACCCCTACTATGAAAGGAAACAATGGAAGAAAATAATGTATCAGCACCTGCTCAGGCAGATGCGCCAGCAGTAGATAACACTCCTGCGCCAGAACCACAAGTAGATAATACTCAGGTTCAAGAAACACAAACAGTTGAAACAAATACTGAACCTTTAGAAACAACAAACACAGAAACTGTGTCCGAGCCACAGACTGAAGTTGTACAAGAAGTAGCTCAACCGAGTTACCCAGAATACGACATTACTCAGTTCTTAAACTCACAACCAGCGACTCCAGAGTTTACTCCAGACGAGAATGGTTACATTGATCCAAAGGACTTTTACAACCGTGTTATGCAAGACGCAGAAGCTCGTATCGAACAGAAACTAAAGTTTCAAGAGATGGAGAAGAAGGTCTGGCAATCAGTTGAAAATAGATACCCTGAAATCAGAGAAGATTCCGAACTGCGAGATATATTAAACGCACAGAGAATAGCTGATGTTGCAAGTGGTGGCAAAGGCGATTTAAACAAAATAGCCGACAAACTCTTAGGCAAGATTCAATCTTACCAACAGAGAGGAAAGGCACAAGCACAAGTGTCAGAAAAAGTACAAAAGTCAGCCGCTCTAGAGAGCAATACCGCAAATACTACTGCCACTAACAAATCTGGTGACTTGATGGAGAGAATGAGTCGTGGCGATCAAACCGCACGAAACCAATTAATCTCTGAATGGTTAGCAGAAGGTAAAATTTAGTCATCCCCAAAAAGATGAAAACATTAATAAAATATAAAAGGAGATAAAAGTAATGGCTGTAAATGGCATTAACTTTACATATCCAGATGCTGCTCGCAGAGAGTCCCTACTTGACATTGTTGTCAATATCGACCCAACAGAGCATCAATTGGTAAGCGGTCTACAGAGAAGCACTGCTACTAACACTCTTCACGAGTGGGTAGAAGACAGCTTAGAAGCTGTAGGCGTAAACGCACAAGCTGAAGGTGCAGACGCACCAACAGACGCTGCTGGCGACCCAGTTCGCAAGCAAAACATAACACAGATATTCAGCAAAACTGCTGTCGTATCTGGCACAGAAGCTGCTGTTAACCGCGTAGGTGGTGACAGAATGGCTATGGAAATCGTTGACAAGCTAAAGGCTATGAAAAACGACATTGAGTACGCTCTTGTTCGTGGTTCTATCGCTTCAGGTGTCGCTTCAAACAGCGGCTCTGGTTCAGCTCGTCAGCTAAAAGGTATCAAGAACTGGTTTGACGGTACAGCTACAACTAACACCTCAAACTACTCTGGTGCTACACTAACCGAAACTGTCTTGAACGATATGTTTGAAACAGTTTGGACAAACAGTGGTAAAGAAGTAAACGCAGTTTACACTACTATGAAGGGTAAACGACGTATTTCTGGCTTTACAGCTGGTTCAACAAAAAACGTAGACGCTACTGACAAACGACTTGTTAACTCAGTTGACGTATACGAAAGCGATGCTGCTAGAATGGTTAAACTATTCGCACACCGCTATGTAACAGTTGCTGGTGATTACACTGGTGCTGCTACTCCTGGCTTCGACGTACTAGCGTTGAACGAAGGAACTTGGGCTATCGCTTACCTATCAGGTCGTGAACCAATGACCCAAGACCTAGCTACAACTGGTGACAAAAAGAGCAAGCAAATCATAACTGAGCTTACTCTCGAGTGCCGTGGCGCTAGAGGCAACTACTACGGAAAGCTCTTTTTCTAATAGAGTATTTACGTATAGCCTACGAGAGCTTCGGCTCTCTAGGGGTGTACATAAAGGAAACCAATGAATAACACTCACAAAGAATTTCAAGACCCACGAAAAGCATTCGCAGCCGAAGTAGAAAAGATTGAAGGATTGCCACAGATGCAAAGGTGGCGAGCTATTAAAGAATTGCTTTTTAGAGTAAAGCCAGAGTTTATACCATTAGACAAATCATTCTGTGATGCTATTAGAGAAGAACGTGAGTTTGGTATGTTAAAAGAAACTGGTGCAAGCAAAAGTGGTTCTACCAGAAAACTGTTTTCTATGCCACAATATCTATATGCGATGCTGCACCTTATAGACCCAGAATTTACTGCGTTACAAGAAGACCCAACAACAGCACGAGAATTAAACCATAAACTAGCAAGAGCTTTCCCAGAGTATAGACTTGCTAAGAGGATATAAAAATGATTAACCAAACAACAATACTAGAAACACTCAGCTACTTACTAGGAGAAAACAGCGTACCAACATCATCTATTATCGATAGCCGCAAACGCTTTATTCAACACACGCTAGAAGAAATCTATCGTTCATATCCTTGGACATTTGCACAAGGCACAGCCACATTATCATTTTCAGCTGGTCTAGCCACAATGCCATCAGACTTCGATGCACAGCAAAAAGTTTATTCTTACTTCAATACTGGTAACCTAGAAACTAACGTAGTAGAAATCAACGTTGGCGACCAAGATATGTGGCAAGATGGTGACTATAAGTTCTGGATTGAACCACTAAACGAAACTACTTACTTATTAAAGACTAAAGACACTAACTATACTGACTTAACTATTAAGTACCAAAAGCAAGTACCAACTATTAACGCTACAGTCTACACACCATTCCCAGATGCTATGACAGTAGCTCTCGGTGCTAGACGCTACGTTAAGCTCGGACAAAATCCTGATGCTGACATCTCACAGGATGAAGCACTATTCCAGAAACGACTAACAGAAAATATTGCTGCACAACAACTAGGCAGACCACTTAAAAGAAACAGAAAGATATATTACGCCAACAATTACAGGCTAGGAGCTGAATAATGAGTTCTCGCAAGGTACGACAGCTCCCAAGTCGTAGAGTACGCCCTATCTCTAGACAGGCAGTATTTAACCCTGCTCGTGGTCTTAACAACTTCGGTGCGCCTAACCTTATAGATAATCGTGAATGGGCAGACCTACAAAACATTCAATTTGACGAAAGCGGTATTGTTCGTAAAAGGATGGGCTACGAACAATATTCGGCTTCTTTAACAAACGCTAGAGGTTTAGGTTCTCTTAACACAGTTACCCTCGACCAAGTACTAACAGTAGATAATGGTACCTTTAAATACACTACAGGTACTTCTTGGACATCTAATACTTCAATTACATTTACAGCTGGAAAAGACGTTAATTTTACTCAAGCTGACGAAAACGTTTACATTTGGAATGGAACAGAAGGTGGTGCTAAATGGACTGGCACAACACTCAGCCGACCAGGCACAATGCCAAGAGCATCTTTTTCTGTATGGTATAAGGGGTATCAAGTCTGCTCTGGCGTAGACACACAACCACACCGAGTATATTTCTCTAAATTAACAGACCCAGGTGCATTTACGAATCTTGCAGGTGATGCCAGCACAGCAACAGAAGTACCAGGTGCTACTGTATTTCTTGGTACAGGTGCTGAATACATAGATGTAAATTATGGAGATGGCGACAAAGTCACTGGTCTTGGTATATTCTCTGATGTTCTTATTATTTTTAAAGAGTTTAGTATTTATCAATTTACGCTAGAAGCTACTGGTGATGTTATAGCCAGCCCGAACCTACTTACTATAACTAAAGCAGCAGGATGCGTATCTCATAAGAGTATCGTACCTGTAGAAAACGACCTATACTTCTTATCTAGAGAAGGTGTGCGTGTAATAGGTAACGAAGCAAACTATTTCAACTCTATTCGTACAAGCTTACTATCACAGCCAATTCAGCCAATTATAGATGGTATGAAGTCTAGTGAACTTAGCCAGTCTTGTGGCGTTTACTATAACGACGAATACATTTTAACTATTCCTGATAGCGCAGGTAGTATGAATACAACTATCGTATACAACAGAATCTTCAGAGGCTGGACTAAATGGAAGAACACAGACGCAGATTCATATCTAAAGTTTGTAGACAGCTCTAATAACGTACTTCTATTATTCTTAGACGTAGATGGCACCAAAGTACAAGAGTTTACACCAGGTGTTTACAGTGATGACGGGCAACCGATAGATAGCTACATACTAAGCAAAGTGTTCGACTTTGGTAACCCAGATATTACAAAGTTCTTTGTAGATCTAGGCTTAATGTTTAGAACCATTTCAGGCGAAATAGATATAGAAGTTTACACTGAAGGCAACGTACTCTTTGGTGGTAGTGTAGGACTAGCTGGTAACCCAGTATCTGATGGTATGGGTATCTCTATGCTAGGATATACAGTCTTAGGTGAAGGCGGTGGCACCAGTGGTACGGGTGAAGCATTCGCTGATGAAGTAACTCGTGTCGTTATCAACACTAATAGCACATCTATACGCTTTAAGATTAGCAACAATAGAAACAATGAAAACTTTGTACTTCTTGGTTACATTCATGCCTTCTACCCATATGGTCACTATCTGTTCGACTCATCAAAGAAAATCTACTTATGATATGATAATGATAATGAATGAGATAATGTTTAATAATAAAACTTCAGGAGAAAAATAATGAACCCTCTAGCACAACAGGCAAGTAGATTGGTAGGTGATGCTTCTACTAATTATTGGGAAGCTACACCAACTCGACCTACACCTACACCAACACCACAAATATCAAACCTAGCAGATGTAACAGCAGCTGTTAACCAATTAGGTACAGGCACTACATCTAATGTAGGAGCCGTACAGCAAGCTGCACCATCACCAGACCAAGTAGCAATGGCTCAACAAGCAGCACAGCGCACAAACCTACAAAAGAGCATACAGAAACTAGTAGGTGATGCTATGGGAGTTTACGACAGTCTTTATGGTAGTCTTGGAACCGCAGCAGCTAGCCAACGCCAAGCATTAGAGAGCAGATTTGCTAGAGAAACTGGTTCATTAGGTGAACAATTTACACAGGAAATCCCACGCATTGGTCAAGCATACGCAGCTCGTGGTGCTTATAGAAGCACTTGGAGAACTGGTGCAGAGGGTCGTGCTAGAGAAAACTTTGAAAAACAACTACAAGGCTTAGGCGCAGAAAAGACAGCTGAAATGGGTAAGATTGGTCAAGAAGTTGCCACTCAAGAAGCACAGTTCCGTGGTGGTCAAGAACAAGTAAACAGAATACTTGCTCAACTTCCTAACGTTACTGATGTAACAGAACTAACAGAATTACAAAACGAACTACAAAAAAGAATTGATGATCTACGAGTTTCGCAAGCTGGGCTACAAAGTCAAGAAGCGTTTGTAAACAGATTCCAACAGTTAGCACCAGCCACAGATAGAATGGCACAGCTACAATCTACTCTATCTAGAATCATAGCTGGTGAAGCACCAGGCGCACTCAAGCAGTCAGTAGGCGCACAAATCATAGCAAGTTCTGGTTTAACTGATGAAGAAAAAGCACAGACACTTGCACAGTTCAACGCCCAAGTAATGCAACCAGAAGCAACTACACCAACAGCTTAACAAAGGATAATGTATGCAGAATGATGATTACCTAAATAGGTTAAGGGCTTTAAGTATTCAGAGAAACCAACCAGTTAGAGTTTCTCAACCAAGAGTACCATTTGCGCCACAAGCTCAACCACAGCAACAGCCTCAACCACAGGTGAACATCCCTGCTATGTACCAAGCAGAACGCCCAAGTACATTTGCTAGACGTACTCCAGAACAAACTAGAAGAACAAATGAACAGCTACAATCATTTACTACTGCCGCAGGTGCAAAGCTTGGCGGTGGTTTATTAAGATTTGGTCTAAGAACAGCACCTGCAATTGCTAGATTTACACCAGCAGGAGCAGCATCTTTCGTAGCTGGTAGATTAGGTGGTAGAGATATTTTTGGTGAAGCGCAAAAAAGAGCTGAAGAAATTGCTAGACAAAGTGATATACGAGAAGCTAAAGAAATAGCAGCATTACCTAACCAACGAGCAGCTCAGGCTGGTATGAGATTTGGTTCTGCCATTAAAGGCGCAGCAGACGTAGCATCACTTATACTACCAGCAGCCGCAGCATCAAGAGCCGCCCAAGCTACACAATTATATAGAACAGGCATAGCAGGTGGTAGAGCGTTAAATCTTGGTACTAGAATAGTTGAAAACATTGTTTCTGGTTCACCAGCTACAGCTGTTAGTATTGCCCAAGAAATAGGTCGTGGTAAACAGCCTAACCTAGCAAGAGAAGCGTTAGTGGGTGTACTAGCAGACGCAGTAGTGCCAGTTCTTGGTAAAGGTGTTCAAGCGCTTAGAAGCCCTGCTGTGAAAGCATTATTTAGACAAGTTCAACAGCCATCAGTTATTAAAGAAATAGTAAGAAATGTAGATAACGCATTACCAGAAAATGTAGTTGATGACGCTGCTGAAGCACTAGCTAAATCATCCAACATAGAACAAGTAGATAGAGTTATTGAAGACCTTATAGAACAAACACCAACACCAACTGGAGCATTGGTACCAGAAGTACCTAGCGTTGCGCCTGCAGTTACAGGAGCCGCTATACAAGCAGTTGAAAACACAGCACAACAGTTAGCACGTACTAGTGATGTAAACGCTGTTAGAGAGGCTATACAAGCGTTATTCCCAAACCTAGATGAAACTACTAAAACTGGTATTACACAGACAATAGCAGCGTCTAATGACCCAGCAATAGTTAGACAAACACTAGACCAGGCACAGGCTCGCTCAGAAGCATTATCACAAACTATTAGACAGGTAACCCCAGAAGCACCATCTCCAGTACAAAGACAAGCAGAAGCTGCCGCTGAGTTTGTAGAAAACCAACCAGTAAGAGTAGAAACCCCATCACCAGTTACTAGAGCAGTAGAAACACCTACGCCTACAGCAGTACAGGGAGCTACATTTAACGCAGTAGATACTAAGGTACCAGTACCAGCAGAAGTTACTAACTATGAAACCTTAGGTGGTCAGTTTCAAAGAGCATTTGTAGAAAAAGACGCTCCACTTCTTAACTATGCTAAACAATTAGAAAAACAAACTGGTGAGAAAGGATTGGTAGACCAACTTTATTTTGTTACTGGCTTACAACGAAGAGCAAATGCTATTGCTAACGCTGAAATAAATACTAACGTAAACCTTAAACAAGCTTTAGAGGGATTAGACAGCACAGCCAAAGGTGAGTTTGATATTTATGTAGCTGCTAGAAACGAACTATCTAACGCTTCTCGTGGCTTACCTACATCACGACCAGTTAAAGAACTAGAAGAATTAGTAGATAATCTTGGTCCAGAATATGGCGATAGATTTGCGTCACTAAACGCCTACTACCAAGACTGGGCAGTAAAGATGCGTGACGCTGGTCTTATCAACGAAGATACATATCAGAACTTTGTTAAAAACCAAGACTACACTCGTATACAAAGAGTAATGGATGACCTAGCAACACCACCGACAAGAGGTGGAGCAAGTTATTCATTTGGCACACCATCAGCTAGACAAAAAAGAAAAGGTTCATTAAGAGAAATACAACCAGCAGATATAACAGCTTTTGATTACGCACAGCGCATACAAAAAGAAATACAGCGCAACCAAACTGCTAGTACACTTATAGACCTATTACAATTAGATGATGCAGCTAGACAAATACCAGCTAGCCAAGCTGCTCGTAAAAACGTTATTAAGCGTGTTGTAGATGGTCAGACACAATACTGGGAAGTACCTAGAGATATTAAAGAGTTAGCAGACAATGTTACTCCATTCCAGTTAGGCGTGTTAGCCAAAGTAATAGCAGCACCACAACGATTGCTAAGAGCTGGTGTCAGTGGTTTATCAGCACCATTTACTGCTGTTAACTTCGCAAGAGATATTGTGTCATCAGCAGTATTTAGCAAAAACGCCAAAGCGACACATCTTAACCCATTAAATATATTGACTGGCTTAAAGAACGCATCAGCAGATACCTTAGGCGCGAACTTAGATAACGAACTATGGAACAAGTTTATATCTATTGCTGGTGATACTACCCAGTTTGATTTCTTAAGAAATGTTGCTAACGCCAAAGAAGTATCTAGGGGTTTACGCTTAGGTAAGCTTGGTAAGGCTCGCAATATGGCTGGTAGCCCAATCAGAACACTAGAAGATTTGAACACCATAACAGAACGAGCTACTAGGTTCTCTAACTTCAAAGGCGTATATGAATCTGTATTAAAACAAACCAATGACCCCAATCTAGCCCTAAGAGAAGCCACACTTGCTGCTTGGCAAAACTCTGTAGACTTTTCAAGAATGGGTAACGTTAGCCAAGTTCTTAACTTATTGATACCTTACTTTAACGCAAGCATACAGGGTACACGATTACTAGGTAGAAGATTGGTAGAAAACCCAGTTGCTACTTCTGGAAAGATATTAGGACTTGTAGGGATGCCATTAGTAGGAGCAACACTCTATAACGTATCTGACCCTAAACGCAAAGCTATATACGATAACATTTCTGAATATGAAAAAGAAAATAACACAATTATTATTCTGCCTAATGCTCAACAAAACGAAGATGGTTCCTACACTGGTGTTATTAAGATTCCGTTACAGCCAGGCTTAAGCAATCTTGTTAACCCTATCAGACAAGTAACAGAACTATACGCAGGTCAAGTACCATTACCAGAAGCTCAGAAGATGTTGGCTCAGTTTATGCAAGCATTCAGTGGTCCATTAGATTTAGGTTCTATTAACGGAATGTTAGGATCACTCACTCCACAGGTTATCAAGCCTACGCTACAACAGGTTATGAATAAAGACTTGTTTACAGAAAGAGAAATAGTACCAGGATATATTGAAGAGCAAGTTACAGCTGCTGGTGAACCAATAAAAGAATCTGACAAAGCTTATAGATATACATCTGGTACAGCAAGATTTGTGGGTAATAGATTAGGCGTATCACCTATAAGAGTCGAAAAGTTTATTAAAGACACTACTGGTAAGGTGGGTCAATATGTTATTAACGCATCAGACAATATCTTATCTAAGGCAGGCGTTATACCTAACGAACAAATTGGTGGCATATCTATTAAAGATGATTTCACTAGACGATTTGTAGAAGCATCCGCCAAATACAATTACAAGAAATCAGAAGGTGCTAAGTTCTACGACATAGTTAAAGAAGCTACCAAAGGTTTAAGCCCTAACGAAAAGAAAGCCTACGACGCTTTGCACCCACAAAAGACCAATATCTTAGGTGAAGATATATTTGATGAAAACAAGCGCATAATGAAATACGCTCGTGCTGGTGTATATCTACAATTCCCTGATGTCTTTGAAGCTGAGAGGGCTATTGAGATGGAACAACGCAAGCGTGGCAATCCTGCGAATCCATTATACGATTTACCACCAGACCAACTTACTAAAGTATTACTAAAAGCAGCATTACCACCAGGTGCCAAAGACCCAGAGCTATCTAACCTATGGCAAGAAGAGTGGTACCAAGACTTTAATGCTAAGCGTGATGCTTACTACACACAGCTACAAGCTAAATTAGCATCTCAAGGTAAATCCTTCCCACCTCAAGAAAACCCATACCCGACTACACCACCAGAGCTACAACAAGTAATGAACTTCTACTCATCATTACCAAGGGGTACTGGTCAACGAAGTGCTTGGATACGATCTAACCCAACACTATGGAACCAAATGACTAACCAATGGGCAGCTGTAGACGCTTGGGAAAATAAAGAAAGAGCTGAAATAGGTTTATCGCCAGTAGAGAGTTTTGTACAAAATGCCCAACAGTCTGGTGTACGTTTCGGTGGAACATCAGCAGAATACAAAGCTATTATGGCTGCACTTAAAGAATTAAACGTTACAGCCAAGCCATTAGAGATAATAAGTGCCGCACCAAGACGTAGCGTAAAACTATCACGTGTCAGAGTACCAACATCTAGACGAACAAGAAGAATTCAATTAAGATAAGCAATAGGAGTATTATATGGCAACAGCAAATTTAGGATACCAAAGTTTCTACCAAGCACAGTTAACAGCTGGTATCTCAAACACAGATTTAACAATACCTTTAGACGTGGTTCCAACACCATCAGAAGGTTTCTTAGTATTAGAATCAACATCCCCAACTAAAAGAGAAATTATTTACTATACATCAAAAACATCTAACTCAGTAGTATGTCCTGCTGGTGGTCGTGGATATGATGGCACAACCGCTAGTTCACACTTACAGAACGCATCAGTCATTATGGCTCCAGTGGCAGCTATGTTTGACTCTATGCGTGATTTGTTTGAAACAACACCACAAGGTTGGACACCTGTTACACAAAGCGTATCTTCCGTAACTTATAACGGTAACAGAAGCTACTCATTAACGATGAGCGCAGACGTATCAGCAACCCTATCACCAGGTATGCGTGTTAGAACTACTAGAACAGTAACGGCACCAACACAATGTACTTCACTTAATGGTACTACTCAGTATTACTCAAAGACTTCACCAACTGGCTTAACCTTTACTACTACATTTACTTGTAGTGCTTGGATTAAAATGACTAGTTATGAAAGCACAACTAGGGGAATTATAGCCAGAAGAAATGGCGATACTGAAGGTTGGTCATTCCAAATAACAGCTAGTACAGGGCAAGTTACATTAACTGGGTTAAGAATAGCATCTAATAGTAAAACTATATCTAGCTATCAAGCAATACCATTAAACAAATGGGTTCACGTTGCGGCAACATTAGATATGTCAGCGGGCGATACTACCGCTCAAAAGATATGGATAGATGGAGTAGAAGTACCAAGACAATATTCATTAGTGGGTACAGCAACAGCATTAGTACAAGGCACAACAGCTTTAGTTGTAGGAGCTAGAAAATCTGATGGTTCTGACACATTCCCAGGTAAGATTGCACAAGCAGCAGTATTTTCATCACAATTATCTGATGCTACTATTAAGAGTTATTACTCTCAAGGATTATCTGGTACAGAAACAAACTTAGTATCTGCTTACTCATTTAATAACAGCATTAACGACCTTAACACTACAAACGCTAATAACCTTACAGCACAAGGTTCAGCAGTAGCTACTAATGACGATTCACCATTTACACAAGACAGTAATGGTGTTCCGTCAGGGACTACAGACTACGCTGTAATACGCTCAGTAGCTACCACTACAGTTACTGTACAAGTACCAGAAGGTAATGCTATACCAACATCTGGTGGAGTATCTGCTATAAGTTATTCAACTCAAGACAGACCCTATGGTATGCCTACAGATGATTTAAATATATTAGGCACAGCTATCGTTCAAAATAACCAGACAGGTATTACTACAGTTACTGATGTTCTTGGTTTAACTACTACAGTTACAGTACCAGTTAATAGACAGGTTAAAATAACAGTATTTATAGGTTTGCAAAGTAGTGTCACCACAGACATTGCCAGGATTAACTTATTGAGGGGTTCTGCTGGCTTAGCAACTTATCAAGTTACACCAAGAGATATGACAGCTTTAGCTACTCTTCCAATGGTTATTTATGATACGCCTACATCAGGTTCTCAAACATATAAAATCCAAGCGCAAAGAGCTACTGGTACTGGAAATATAAATACTGCTGCTAGTGCTGGCAATGCAGCATTCTTAATAGTTGAATTAGTGTAGGTAACTAAAATGCCACGTCAAACACAAACACAACCAAAAGAAAATTACGACTTAGTACTCTACCGATTAGAACAGATTGAGAAAAAGATAGACTCAATGTCTAAGAACTATGTTACTAGAGATGAGTTTGAATCTTTTAGAGATGAAGTACGAGAGAGTATGCAAGCAAGTAATAAGCGTAATCTACTTGACAAAATAATGGTTACGCTATTTACTAGCATTGTAGTATCTTTAAGTT